GTCGTGGCCGGCTGGGGCGCTGCGCACCTCGAGGCCGTGGCGCGCCTGCCGGAGGAGTCGCAGGAGGCTCTCTACCGGCGGCTCGCGCTGGACGGCCTGCCGGCCCGGCCCACCGTCGAGGACGTGGAGCGGCTGACCGTGGCGGGGCTACGCGTGGTCACTGACGCACCGTTCGACCTCGGTGACCCGCAGCTGATCCCGCTCGCGGGGCCGTGCACCACCTGCCCCAAGCGGTCGGACAAGAACCTGTTCGAGGAGGTCACCGAGGGTCAGCGCTGCCTGGACCCAGCGTGCTGGGACCGCAAGCTGGACGCGCACGTGGAGGTCTGGTATCGCACGCAGCTGGCGTTGACCGGCAACGCCTTCCTGCTGCGCACCAGGCACTACCCGAAGGACGCTCCGGACGCCCCGGGACTCGCCGACCAGGCGCAAGACGCCGGGGCGTGGGAAGTGCTGGGACCGGTCAACGAGGCACGGTCGGATGACCAGCGAGCCATCTACGTCGATGGGCCGAGACGCGGCGAGGTCGTGACGGTGCGCCGCTTCGCGCCGCTGCCGAGCGAGCGCCCCCCGCTGGCCGCCGCCGCTGCCCTCCCCAAGATCGGTCGCCCCACCAAGGCCGAGGCGGCCCGCAGGCGCGCCCAGGAGGCCCGCTGCGCTGAGATCCTGGCGGCCCTGGCCTCCGCAGCCCCCCAGGCGCTCCCCGATCTCCTGGACCTCGTGGCGCTGGTCAGCGCGGCGGCGGGGACCGAGGGGCCGGCGGAGCTCTGGGAGTCCTACGACCTGACGTGGCGGCTGCTCAGCTCGGTCGACCCGTCGGCAGACGGTCTGCGCCGGGCGCTCTGGGACGTGGCGCTCGGCCGGCTCGAGCCCCGGGCCGCGGCGATCCGCGCCGTTGACGCCAGGGTGGCGTTCCTCGAGCGGCTGCGGGAGATGGTTGGGGGTGCAGAGTGAGCAATCCGGAGGAGCTGGCGAGGATCCTGATCGCTGAGATCGACGCCGCGATCAAGCGGGGCGTCCTGCACTACGACAAGGACAACAGGCCGCTCCGCACCGTCAAGGAAGTGCTGATCGCCCTGTGCCGCGACAAGGAGATTACCTTCCAAACGCCAGAGCAGCGAGCCGCGCTCAACTAGCCTTCCTCCGCGCCTTGCAGCGCGGTGCGTCCATAACCCGCAGCACCCCCTCCCCGCTCCACTCCCGCTATAGACGCAAAAGAGGGCCGGCCCCGAAGCTCCCGGGTCGCTCGCGTGCTCGTTGATCTCATCAGCGAATTGTCAGCCACCGGCAGGACCGCGTACATGGCGATCGGCTCCGCCGGCTGGTGCTGTACGACCATCATTCCGGGCGCTGCCCGTGCGTGGACGCCTGCCGCGGATCTTTAACGGGTTCCCGCCGCACGCCGCGGCGGTGAGCCCGAGCGCGCCGCGACCAGCATCGCGACTCCTAGTCTGCGCATCGTCTCGTCCTCCTTCTCGGTTGGTCGACCTACCGGGGATCGGCGCCCCGGCTCGCCAGGCTCCATTCTACCGCCCGCCGATCTCCGCCGCTACTCCCATAAGGCAGCTGGCGACCGCGCGCGCCTCGCCCTTGCGCATCATCACCGGCGTGGAGAGCTGCTTGTTGGTCTCGGGCTTGCCTTCCTCGCCGGCGTCTCCGGTGATCACGTGCATCACCACGTAGTCGCCGGCGTCGAACTCGGCGCCGATCGGGATTGAGCAGCGGTGAATGTCCAGCACTGCTCCCTCGCCGACGGCGTGCCCTGCGGTCAGATCGAATCGTGCGTTCATGCTCGTCTCCTTGTACGCGGCGTCACGGTCGCCGCGGAACCGCTGCGAGCGGGATGCTCGCCCTACCTCACCAGCTTCCCGTCCGCCCCGATCAGCCCCGCCTGCGCGAGGGCGATGTAGCGCGGATAGATGGCCGCCAGGATGGCCTGGCGCACCGGCGGCGCGATCACCAGCGTCCCGTGACCGGCCGCGATCAGCGCCGGCCGGATGAGCGGCCAGTCCACACCCCACGCGGCGCCGGCCGCGGCATGGACGTCGGGGTGCAGCGCCGGGGGAACCGGCGGGAGCGGGACGACGGCCCCGGTGCCGGTGGAGATGGCCTGGTGGTCGGCGGCGGCCTCTGTTGCATGCGCCAGCGGCGCGGTCGGCCTCCCGGCCGCGGCCCACGCTTCCGGGGATGGATACCCGGTGGCGACGCCGCCGAGCTTCCGCCAGGCCACGAGATCCTGATCGGCCTGGCTCAGGCCGGCGGCTGCGGCACCGGCCCTGGCAGCGATCTGTTCCGGCTGCAACTCGCGGTAGAGAGGACCGAAGAAGCGGCCCAGGGTTACGTCGGTGCCAGCGGCGTCCGGCACCCAGGCGGGGTCCATTCCGTGCGCCGCGCGCCAGGCCGGCGGGACAACGAACGACTCTTGCTCGAACCCCGGGGCCTGGTCCGCCGTCAGGTAGTCGAAGCTCTCCGGGAGGTTGGCGACCTCGACCCCCATGAAGTCCGCCCACCATCGCTTTCTCTCACCCTCGAAGGCCGGCGGGATCTTGCTCGGGTCTACGAGGGTGCCGTCTGCGTTCCTGACGCCGCTCGCGGATGTTGAGGCGTCCTGCGGTGGCATCGGGTAGGTGGGCGGCTTGAGGGCGGCGACCCTCTTTCCGGGTCTCCTGTTCGGACTGTTGGGGTCTGGGTCCCACAGCGTCAACACGAGCAGTCCGGCGTCGAATGCCGCTTGGCCCAACGTCTTGTAGGGTCCCATGTGAATCTCCTTTACCAATCGATTGCGAGAGTGATCGGCACGCCGTAGTCGCTGGCCTTCGCGCCCGGCGCCGCCTGGTAACTGTAGCTCAAGTAGGGCCGCGCGCCGAGCACCAGCGCCCGCCCGCAGCGCCAGCTTTTCGCGGCGCAGCTGTCGTTGCTGCCGAGGTGGATGGATAGAAAGTCGCGCTCGAGGAACAGCCCGGCGCGCTTGCCGACGAAGTCCCACTCTCCGCCGGCCCGCGAGAGGCCGCCGAGCTGGAAGCGGGGGCGCGGGTCGGGCTTGAACTCCAGCTCGAAGCTCGGCTCCTCGCTCGGCTTGCCCACCAGCGAGCCGATGGCGGTGCCGCCGTAGGGCAGGCGGGGGACCTTCTTCTCCGGCACCAGGATCGTCGTCTGCGCCTGCTCGGGCTGGTCCGAAGGAGAAGCGCTGCCGGCTTGCCCGGAGGCCCCAGCGCGCGGCGTCCCGTGCGCCTCCACCGGCTGGCGCTTCTTCTTCGTACCAGGCTTCGGCGCCAGCCGCACGGCGCCCGGCGCGGTGCTCAGGTGGTACTTGGCGACCAGCTCGGGCTCGCTCAGCTGGTGCGTGACGGACTGCGCCACCACCACCGGCTGCGCGGCCTGCAGTAGCTCCTTGCCGCGGTTGTAGCGGTTGACCACGGAGCTGACCAGCCATGCCAGCAGCACCAGGATGACCACCAAGGCGCTGATGCCGGCCGTGTGCCAGACATGCCGCCAGACGCTGCGGACGGGCGCCGCGACGCCGGCTTCCAGCCGCGCCAAGCGGTCGTGGATGGTTTCGGGGGTCGGGTCGGCTACCATTCCGAGCAGTTCTCCCCTCGTTGGTGCTCTTGGATCGCGAGCGTCCTTGCCCTGGCGCGTGTCGGCGCTGTCGCTGAGTGCCGGCAGTGGCGCCCGTGCGGAAAGTAGCAGTAGCCGAGGACGTACGCAAGCGGCTTCTCGTCCGTGAACTGGTCGAAGATGCCGAAGTGCCAGGTCTTCACCCGCTCCCTCCCGCCCGCGCGGCTGCCGGGGTCGATCACCGTCACCACGTCTCCCTCGCCGTCTCCCACGCCGCGCGGGCCAGTCCCGCCAGGCCGAGCACGCCCCAGGCGAGCAGGCCGATGGCGATCAGCGGCGCCAGCAGGGGCAGGCACCAGAGGGAGAGGGTCATGAGCGCCACCAGAGCAGCAACTCGCCGAGCCCGCGCAGCTCGCGGCAGCGCGTCAGCTGCCAGTCCAGCCAGAAGCCCCAGGCCCACGGGGCGATGAGGATGGCGGCGATCACTGGAAGAACCCCGGCTTGCCGATCGTCGCCCTCCACAGCTCGGAGATGCCTGCGACGATGACCGCTATGGCGTAGGTCCAGAGACAGCGGCCGACCCGCGGCCACGCGAGCCAGGCGACGGCCAGCCACGCCGCAGCGACGATGAGGGTGAAGCGGTGCCTGCGGAGGAAGGCCCCCATCACCAACCCCCGTCCCACTTCTCCACGGCGCTGTAGGTCTGCCGGCTCACCAGCCAAAGGAGCAGCTCGGCGCCCGTCTTGCGGGGCTTGGCGGCGGCGTTGAGGACGAGACACGGCGCCGAGTCGCTGCCGGGGCCGGGGCTCGGCGCCCCCAAGCAATATCGGTAGACCTCAGGCCAGTACCAGTCCTGGCCGCTGGCGTTCGCATAGGCTCGGCAGTCGGCCGGCGTGAGGCCGTAGGGATCGGGAGCCACTGGCGCGTCGCATGGCGGCACGGAAACGCCCGGCACGGCTGCTGCCGGCTTGTGCTGCGGCCAAGAGCAGCCGCCTACCAGCAAGACGATGGCGACAGCGAGAGCGACGATGGCGTAAGCCAGCAGCCACGCGGCGACGGTAAGCAGGCGGCGGGTCACGGGGGTCCTCCCGGGGCGAAGTCGGTGCGCTCTTCCGGCGTCACCAGGGGATGCCCGGCGAGCAGGGTGCAGGTAGCCCAGCACCCAGGCGGGATCGGCCGTGGACCGTGGCACTCCCGGGCGCACGGCCTGGCCGCCGGGTCGGTTTCTTCTCTCAGCCAAGCCGCCGCGGCGTCCGCGTCCGAGGTCCGGTGCGCCCTGGCGTCCATCGCCGGTGACGTATCGGCCTCGCAGGCCAGCAGCTCGCACTCCCGGCTGACCTTCCGGTCCGGCGTGTCGCGGTAGAGCGCCTTGGTCAGCGAGCAGCCGGAGAGGGCGAACGCCAGCACGCAGGCGAGGGCGGTCAGCGCCTCGCCTCGCCAGTTGCGCAGGACCCGACCGTCTGGGCCGACCAGCGCTCGGCCGTCAGATCCTCGGAGAGGGCGACCGTCTGGGCCGCGTAGAACTGCACTCTTCATGGCATTCCTCCTTCCGGACCGGCTACTTTCCCCAACGGCGAGCACTCGCCGTCCAGTTCCTTGCTGGCCGGCGTCCAGCGGCAGGACCAGGTCTGCTTGTAGCGGTCGACGCAGACAAAGCCCGTGTCGGTCCGCTCGGTGACCCAGCAGGCCACGGGGATGCCGGTGCGGTACCCCACGATGTAGTACGGCATGGGCATGCAGCCGGCGAGCAGCGCGGCGAGGGCGAGCAGGGGCGTCCCATCGAGCAGCGCTTTCCCTATCCTCTTGAGCCATCCGGCGCGCCCGCTCGGGGGGAGAGACCTGCCGCATGAATGGCAAGCACATAGACAGATCCGGCTCATTCCTTCGGCGCCTGGCGCGACACCCTCGCGCGACACCCTCGCGCTGGCACAACGCATCGCCATCGCAGTTCCCGGGAAGTCGCAGCCGCAGGCGCTCACCCCCTGCCCTCCGGCGCATCTAGCGCTTCGGTGACAGCCGCGGGCCAGTGCGCGCGCAGGAAGGCGCCCAGCTCCGGCACCGGGGTCGCCATGCCGCTTCAGCCAGATCGCGGTGCGCATCAGCCGGCTGAGGTTCGCCAGCCGCTTGACGTTCACCGCCCCGCCTCCGGCGCGCCCCTGCGCCTGCTGGGCGGCGAGGCACAGCTTGGCTTCCGCAAGAAGAGTCGGCGGCACGTCCAGCCCGACGAGATCCTGCAAGACGGTCAGCCGCATCAGGAAGCGAACGCTGATGCCGTGCTCCTTCGCGCCGCCTTCGTAGACCGGCTCGGCCGCCAGATCCCTGACCGCGCCCCTGATCTCTTCGACGTCATCAGCAGCCAGCCATCCCGCTTCGAGGAGATGGTCGTAGGCCCCGGCGTCATCGTCGCTCCAAGCCTCCCAGCTCATGGCTTGCTGCCCTCCACGTTCACCGTCTGTGCCACGCCCACCGCCGACGCCGGGGCCTGCTGCGGCCCCTGCGCGACGGCGATCGCCACCTTGGCCGCCACGTGCTTGTTGAAGCTCCGGTACGCCAGCAGCGCCGGCACCAGCACGCCGAGCACCCCAGTGACGCCGCCCCAGGACTTCTCGCAGAACCGCTGCGCGCTCTCCACGCCGAAGAGCGCCGCGGACGCCCAGATCGCCAGGAGCTCGGCGCAAAAGAGGACCACCAGCCAGATCAGCGGCGCGCTGGCCCCGCCGGGCTCGCTGGCCTGGAAGGCGCCGGGACTTGCCGGCAAACTCCCGGGAGTTACCGGGGCGCCGGGGAGCAGGGCGCGCACGGCGCTAGTGCTGGTGGAAAGCCAGCCGAGGTTCATGGGCGGCGCGCCCCTCTGACTGCTCGAGCAACGGCACGGTCAAGCGCCTGAGCATAGGCGACGGAGCGCCGGCAGTTCTTGCAGGTCACACGCGCCGGCTCGCGCCGGACGCTCTTGCGCCAGACCATCAAGCCGCAGGCGACGCGGCCAGAGTAGCCGGCGGGGAGCGGCGCGCCGCGGTAGTGGATCACGGAGTCACGCACCGAGCACCTCCCGCGCGCGGGCGTAGTACGCCTCGCGGCTCGCCAGGCCGTTCAGGCCGCCGTTGATGGCGCGGGTCACTTCGCGAAACGCCCAGTCGTCGCCGGCACCCTGATCGATGATCTCGTTGCACTTGTGCGTCGTCCAGTACCACCCGGCGATGCGGAAGCCCACCTGGGGCGTCGCGGCCTGCGCCGGGTCGCCTTCGAGGTCCACGTGGAGCGCCTCGCCGCACGCCCGGTAGTTCGCCCGCCCGGTGAGCTGGATCGGCCCGCGGCCCTTGTACCGCACGCCGTCGCCGGGCTCGGTGTTCCCGAGGTCCGCACGCCCCTCGTAGGCGGCCCCGCTGGCGATCTCCTCCATATAGCGAAGCTCGCCGCTCTCGTGCGCGAGCTGCGCCAGGAAGGCGGCGGCGCGGAGCTTGCTGTTCACCTGGAATTCAGCCATCGCCGCGGTCAGAAATGGGGTGTACAGGTCCATGCGCTCCTGCGGCAGGCTCGGCATCACGCGGCGCAGAACAGTCTCCGCGAAGGCGAAGTCCCAGAACTCCTGGCTGACCACGACCGCCGGCCCTACCCCCGCCGGAGCCTCCGGGACGGCAGGCGCTACGCTGCCGGCCTGCACCACATCCCCGGAGGGCGGCGGGGTGCTGCTCGCGCTTGCGGTGTCAGGGGGGGGCTGCTGGCCACCGAAGACCCGCTGAAGGAGCCCCGCCGCGGCGCTGACGAGATCGTCGAAGAAGCTCATGGGTGCAGGCGCCTCGCCACCGTAACCGCCGCCGCAACAGTCCAGCCGGTGAGGGCCAAAATGACCGCTGCGTCAGTCAGCGCCGCCAACACGAGGTAGACCTCGCAGCTCATGGCCCACCCAGCCAGCCGACCAGGCACCAGATCGCCGCGGCGATGGCGCCCAGCTCGACCAGGGCGGTGACCAGGCAGCCGGTATGCTTCGCCGGCGCTGTGAGCGGGGAGTGCGGCGCTCCCGGGGGCTGCGGGCCCGGCGCTGGCGGGACCTGCACGGCCGCGGCGACCGCACCGTCCGGCTGGATGCTCCCGCTGCCGAGGTGGTAGACCTTGAGCGGGGTGGCCGGCAGCGGCACGTCAACCGCCTTGAAGACCGCAGAGCTATAGTGCGCGACGCCATCCTTGGTGACCTCGACGGCATGGTCGTCAATCTCGCGGATCCGGTGCACCTGGCCGCTCTTGTCGGCGGCTCCCCACGGCGGCGTAGGCGCCCAGGTGGTGGCCCGGTTCGGTGCCGAGCCAAGGGCGCGCTTGCCGATGAGCACCGGCAAGGTGTTCGCGTCTACGCCGCGATCCAGGACGACCATCGCGGAGTCGCTGCCCACGTAGAACGTCACCGGGGTTGCCATCACCCACTTCGGGTTAGCCAGCGGGCGCGCCTTCAGCGCGATCAACTCGGGCATGATCGCCGCGACCAGCAGCCGATCGAGCGTCGGCGGGTTGGCAGCCGGCGCCGGCCCGCGTCCCGCTACGAAGTCGCTGGTCTCGTCGCATATCGTCCACTTGTCCAGCCCCGGCAGCGCGCTCCGCTGGCCGGTGATGGGCGCCCCCGTCCACGAGCAGAACCGCCAGAGGTCCAGCCACTCCCAGGCGAGAGCGGCGAGAGCGGGGCTGCCCTTGCGCGCGAAGACGGCCGCGCTGACCAAGAAGAAATACCAGTACCCCCCGTCCCTCGAGCCCACCTCCTTGCCCATCCAGCCGAGTTCCGCCTTCATCCTGCCGATCCAGGCCAGCATGAGGGCGTCGGCGCCGACCTGCCCGCGCGCCACCGCGTTGGCACCAGCGACCATGGCGTAGTTCCACGACCCACCGCGCAGGGCGCCGTCCATGTCCTCCTGGATCGCCGCGTTGCTGTAGGCCGCAGGAGTGCCAGCGGGCCACAGCTGGCCGGCCTCGATCCACTGGCCGGCGAGGAAGGGGTGCGGGATGCGGCGCGGCGGCCGTACGCCCAGCCAGGCCGCGAGAGAGGACTGGTTGTTCTGGACGCTCCCGGTTCCGTCGGTCGTCACGGTACCCCTCCCGCCGGGACCGCCCCGGCCGTCAGCCAGCCCACCAGGAAGTAAGCGGCGATGCCGGCGGCCAGCAGCCCCATGGCCCAGATGGCCGCAGTGAACAGCCGGTGGCGCCAGGGCCGCGCCAGCCGGCGGCGCTCGCGGTTCAGCCGCTCATCCTCGCGGCGTGCGACCTGGTGCATCTGCGGGCGCCGGAGCGGCTGCTCCTGCCAGGGGCGGCGGTCGGTCACCAATCCGCCCCCCTCGTAGATGGCCCGATGCAGGAACTCGTCGGCGAGAAGGTGTCGAGGCGGCGCACACTCTCTCGCTCAAGAGCGACGAGACGCTTCTTCAGGAGCGCCACCTCCTCCGCAAGGCTCTCCACCGTCGCCACCTTCGGACGCTCCGCCACTCGCTGCGGAGGAAGTCGGCGCTCCTCCTCCGTGCAGGAGCAGAGAGCGCCCGGAAGTGCCCCGCAGCGACAGACGGTGCCCGGCAGGCCGTTGAACATGAGCCTCTCCGGGCGTTGCTTCCTCGCGCGCGCCATGCTCACCGCTTCCTCCGGCGCTCAACCTCGCGGCGCCCCGCAGCCGTCAGCGGCCACCAGGGCCGGCGCGGGTCCGGCGAACCATCGCGGCTGAGTTCCGCGTCCCATCGTCCGACGCGCCGCACCAGCCCGGCGTCAGCGAGCCACGCCAGCGCCCGCGACCGCCGGCCGATGCGGGCCTTCCCCCGCGAGGAGGACAGCTCGCGCAGGAGGGAGAGGGCCGCCTCGGAGATCGCCATGGAGGGAATCATCGCGCGATCGTCGCAAAAAAGCAAGGGCCGTCCCGACGACCACCGAAGCGTGGTATCATTCCAGGCAACGCAGCAACGGACAGCTTGACCCAAGGGAGAGAGCCCGCCACCCAGGCGCGCACGACGCCGCCCGCCATTCGCCACCCCTCGCAGCTTCCCACCACAGCTCATGCCCGCCTAACCAACCAGGGGCGCCGGTCGATCAGAACGGCAGGCGCCCCTCCCGCCTTGCCTAATGTTTGGACATAAACCACCAGAGCAGCGCCGGGAGGGCGACCAGCAGGCCGCCGAGCAGACCCCAAACGCCCGACTTGACCTTCAGCGCCGAGATGTCTGCACTCGTCGCGGCCTGAAGCGCGGAGAGCTTGTCGGCGAGTTCCTCGGCCACGCGGCGTGCCTCATCGCTGACTCCCTGCGCCAGGCGGCGCGCTTCCTCGCGGACCTCCTGCTGCTCGCGCCGCAATCTTTCCAGCTCGTCCGTCCGGAAGGCATCGATCCTCTTGCCGATCAGCTCGCGGACGTCCTGGATCGATTGCGCAACCCGGTCCTGGGCGGACTCGATCCGGCCGATGTCGCGGGTGATCCGCTCCTTGAACTCGCCCCAACCGGACAGTTCAAAGCCTTCTGCCACGTCACGACTTCTTCCTGATGACAGCGCAGTAGTAGATGCCCTCCGTCACCACCAGCGGCGCCAGGTTGATCTCGACCGGAAACTCGTCGCCGCTCCTGTTTACCGCCGTCAGCGTCAGCCCGACGCCCATGGGGCGCACCCGCGGCTCCTTGACGAAGCCGGCGAAGTGCGCGCGGTGGCGCTCGTGGAGCGACTCGGGCAGGAGGGACTCGACCGGCTTGCCGATCATGTGGGCGCGCGGGTGCCCGAAGAGCAGCTCGAGCTGCCGGTTGGCGAGGACGATGGTGCCGCTGCGGTCGGCGATGACCACGGCGTCGGGCAGCGACTCGACGATCTCCGCGAGCAGCTCCGGGTCGGGGAGGGCGCGCGTGGCCATCAGGTTGCCCCGCCGCGATCCAGAATCGGGCCGCTGCCCATCGGTGGGTGCTTCCACTCCCCCGACTTCACGTCCGCCGCACGCTGGACCAGCCACGCGCTGAGCTTTTCGTTGAGGGCGACGCGCGCCTCACGCACCATCTTGCCCAACGCACAGAACTCCTGCGCCCAGGCGATCAATTCTTCCTGCGTGCAGTGCAGGGTGTCTGGCGACGGGTCCCACGGCGACGGCTCGGCCATGGCTTCGAGCGCCTGGCAGCCGGCCTCACCGAAGACCTGGAGCGCGGCACCTTCGGCCGAAACGTTGCCCAGGGCGTTGAGGATGGCCTTTGCATCGGGTGAGCGTGGCATCGCTACCTCCTTGTCGCGAGAGGGCGCCAGCCGTTCTCGGCCAACTTCTCCCGCAGGTTTTCCATCAAAAGCCGCTGCGTCTCGAGGCGATCATTTGTGGCCGAGAGCGCCGCCCTTACATCCCCGAGTTGGGAGGTCAAAACGGCTACCTGCTGCGCCTTCGCCTCCTTCTCGCGCTGGAGGTCCCTCACCTGCTCCTGGAGCACTGCGACCGAGCCTTCCCGCAGTCCATCGCTGTGCTGCCACCCGCCATAGCTCCCGATCAGCCCGACCGCGAGCGCGCCGAAGGCGATCCACGCCCCGACGCTCATCCCGATGTGGCGCTGAAGATGCTCCGGCATCACGCGAATCCTTGACCGCAAGTCTTCGCGAATCCTAGCCCACCACGAGCGGCGAGCGGGCGCCAGGGGCAGGGTGCGGTCGGGGATGGCATCGGTTACCACGCGCCCCCCCGGCTGCGGGCCGTGGCGGTGGCGCTGCCCCACTCCGACCCGGCCCCCCCTTGCAATCGTCGCGCGATCATCGTACACTCCTCTCCGTGGACGCCTGGACAGCACCCACGAGCAGCTTACCAGTTTCCTCCCCGTGGCAGCCCGACCCCGCCGGCGCTCCCGTCCAGGCGTCCGCCGGCAGGCCAGGGCGCCCCGGGGGTTTCCCGAGAGGGAAGGAGTCAGACATGCGAGTCACGTCCATGCGTAGCACCGTGAAGGTCGTCGTCCTGGTGGTCGGATTGCTGCTGGTCGCGGGGAGCGTCGGTGCCGAAAGCTTCATCGTCAACCAAGCTCGCTCCGTGCCGCGCCCCGCCTCCCAGAACGCCGGGCCGACCATGCCAGTCAACGGCTTCGTGAGCGAGGTCCTGATCTCCTGCCCGCAGGGCGGTGGCGCCTGCTCGGTCGTGCTCTACGTCCAGGACGGGAACACCGTCCCCATCGTCTGCACTCCCGCCAAGACCAATACCGGTGCCTGTGCCGAGTTGGGCGGCAAAACCATCTCCGCGACCGTCTCCCCGGTCTACACCGGCAGCGGCGCTACCGTCACTCTCGATTGCGAGAGCACCCCCTGCGCCAACTGCCAGTAGCCCGCGCTCCGCGCCGGCCGTGAGTCGAGACAGCCCCCCGACCACGGCCGCGCCGATCCGGTTAAAGCCACCCACCACCGCACGCTCCACTCCGGCCGTAGCCACCGCGAGAGCCTGCACATCGCCGCGCAGGCTCGCCTTCCCCTCCTCCGCGCCGTCGATCGCTTCAAGCGTCTGCAACGACGCGACCGCCATCGTCCGGCACATAAACTGGAAGTACTTGACCATGCAGCCACGCAAGATGCGCACGGGCTGCCCTGGCTGCTTATCAATGATCTGATTCTCCCACGCCGGGCAGAGACAACCGGCAAAGTCGTCACCGGGGCGCCACTGTGTACACTGCCACGCTTTCCTGTAGGGATGCGGCGTAGCCTGCGGCGTTGCCGCCTTGCGCTTCGCTCCCGCCCTGCGCTTCGTCACCATAAAATCAATTCTTCGTGCAGAGAGAAACGTAGGCGCGCGGTGGGCGATAAGTCGCTGGGCTGCTGACACTGTGCGCATGAACGCCAGGGTTGGTGTTCGCAAACGTGCTGGCGAAACTCAGGCCGGCAAATGCGCCGCCCCCTTGCCCATACGGCACCTCGGAAAACAGCAGCGTGTGATTGGCAATCACCAACCCGCTGCTCTGGTCCCACGGCGTCCCGCCGCTCCCGGTGTCCACCGTCCCGCCCGCGTGCGGACCGCCCCCGCCGGTGCCGCTGTTGTTCGTGATGGATACCAGCGTGTCATCGATCGTGGTCACCCTGGTCCATCCCGCAGGAGCCGCCGCCTGGTAGAACAGCACCGCCGTCGTGGCAGGCGCCGGCAGGATCGCCGGCAGCGACGTGAGCAGCGAGCCACCGACCGCCGGCAGGCCGGAGGCCCCGAGCTGCGGAACGTTGCCGTTCGCAGTGCCGAGGGTGGCGGTCGCGGCGGTGCCCAGGCCGAGCGACGCCTGCGCCGTCGCTTGCGAGGTGATTTCGCTCAGATTGTTAGCACCGAACATCACGCCAGACCTACCCGGCACGTCACAGAAAAGATTCCGAGTACCTACGCCCCAGCTCACCGGATTCCCTGGACCGCCAGCGCTGCTGTCGAGTATCGTGATGCGTGACACCGTAGGGCCGGCCGAGTTGTACTGATAGATCGCTGACTCGAAATTCACGTTGTCGCGGCAGCAACCGTAAAACTGCTGCCCGTTGGTCAAGACGCTGCCGATGCCGCGGAACGGGGCCGGGAGCGCCCCGCCGAGCGAGTACGCGCCCGTCCCGGTGGTAGTAGTCGTGTTGCCCATGAGGGCGTACAGGCCGGCCATTTATCGTTCCCTCGCTAAGGGCATTCCTCTGCCTCAAATTCCTGCGAGATCAGCGGCAAACCCGTCACCGCGCTCAACGTCGTCCAGGTAAACTTGACACCAGTCTTGAGCGTCCCGTAGATCTGCTGCTCCATGTAAAACGCGCGATCATCGGGATCGAGAATGCAGTGCACGTCCTTCGTCCCGCCGCGCTGGCGCACAATCTTGTAAAGCGACCGGAACGACTCGCTCTTCGGCAGGTACTCCATGCCGAACGTCATCCCGCCAGTCTTGACGCGCACGGCGGGATACTTCTGGCCGCCGCCGGTCTGCTGGTGGGCGCTGCTCGAGCTGCTCGTCGGCACCGGCTCGACCACCATCACGCTCCCACCGAGCTTTGCGCCGCGGCTCGCCTGGTAAGCGTTGCACCCGTAGAAGCGGCCAGCCTGGAAGTAACCCGCCGGGTTCGCCGCGTCCGCGACATCGGCACGCCAATACCGGAACGTTTGAGGCGACGCGCCGAGCCAGACATAGCCGTGCACGCGATCCCACCATGCATCATTTGCATCCGGCATCAGCGTCGTCGCGGTCGAGTCGTACCCCGCCGAGCCGTTGGTCAGGTTGGCGACGGAGGTCGCACCGCGCACGCGGAGCGTGGCCGCGCTCGTCGCATTGGTGTAGAGCAGCTCGATCAGGTTGACCGTCGCGGCCGCACCGGCGTCGGCGACCAGGTAGATTTGCGAGAGGTCCGTCCAACGCGCCACGTCCGAGGGCTGCTGCGACTGCAACGCAGAGATCGGCATGCTCCCGGCGGTGGGACCGCCGGAGAGCGCCCAGGCGTCCGAGGTCGGCACGGCAATCACTACATTACCGATGTTACACCTCGCCAGGTAGCGCCCTTACGCACGCGCTCTCATACAATCCCTCCCACCCAACCACTGGCAACCATCGCTCCGTCTCTACCATCGTCACCCCCACAGCACTAGCTCAATGTCGTCCGGCTGGTCCACGGCTGGCAGCACGTTCTCGACGATCCCGACGACCACGTAGCTAGCCCCCTTGAGCAAGCGTACCACGGGACCGCTCTGGTTCTGAAGCGTGAGCGTCAGGGACACCACGCTCCCGAGGTCATAGGCGAACAGCTTGGTCGGCGCGAGCGCCAGCTGGTAGAGCCCGCGCGGCACGTTGGCGACCGGCTGGCGCAGGGCGTAGCGCCGGTCCGCCTCCTTCTGCGCGTCGGCCTGGACGTCCAGGAGCGTCGTCTCGGACGCGTCCTCGGCGAGCGGGAAGGCGGCGCTCGGCGCCGGCAGGCTCCCGTTGGCGGTGAGCGTCGAATAGTCCTGGGCGTAGAGCGCCTGGAGGTTGGCCGCGAGCGACGTGACGAACGTCCCGGCGCTGGCCGTCTTCCAGATCCGGTGGTAGCCGAGCCGCAGGCGCCACGGCGGGTCCGGCGTGGCGAGCCGCTGTAGCGGCTTGGCGTCGATGATGACGTCCTTCTCGGTCAGGTAGAGCGACGCCGGCCCCGGGGCCACCAGGATCCCCACGGTGAAGAGCCCCAGGCGGTTCGTGGCCCACCAGCCGCCCGGGCTGGACATGACGAGGTCCAGGGCGGCGTCGATGTTGACGGGCGCGACGCCGGTCGCGAGGCCGACGGGCGCGGTGCTGGCGGCGTTGGCGGCGACGATCGAGGGGACGTTGACCTGCGCCGGGTCGGCAAAGCCGGCGAACGCGGTCACGATGCGGCGCGACACGTCGGCCGCGGAGGAGACGAAGCCGCCCACGTTGTCGCCGTGCGCGTCGAAGGTCACCAGGCCGCCGGCGGTCGAGACGGAGAGCGTGAAGTAGCCGCGGGCGAGGTCCGCCGTGTACTGGCTGCCCGGCGTCAGCGAGCCGCTGTTGACCTGCACGTCGTCGAGCGACTGCGAGCTGCGGTGGGCAAACTGGTAGGTCGAGCCGCCCGGCGTGTTCGCGTCGACCAGGATGGCCTCCGCGTGGCGCACGACGCCCAGGCAGACCGGGATCGGCTTGCCTGCGATCGACGGGTCCACCCAATCGCCCTGCCCCCAGGTGCAGCCGGTGAACGCGCCGTCGTGGCCGCCGGAGGTCTGGTCGTGGAGCACCGTCCCGACGCCGTCGCCGGCGACCCAGCCGGGCCAGTAGCCGACGAGCCCCGTCTCGGTGCCGAGCATCCGGAGACGCATGTTAGCCTGGATCTGCGCCTGGGTGCGCGCGACGTTCCAGATGCGGAGCTCGGAGTAGCGCGAACCAGCGGCAGCGGCGATCCCCAGGCCGGTGGTGATGAACGCCTGGAGCTTACCGGTCGTGGCGGCCAGGTTCCCCGTCAGCCCGCTCCACGAGGCGACGCTCACCGCGCCGACGTAGAGCGTGATCGTCTGCGCCGCGTGGTCGTACGCCGCCGCGATCTGGTTCCAGCCGAGCACCACCTTGCCCGACGCGCTCTCGAACTCGGGGCCGGTGCCGAGCCCGCGGAGGGTGAGTGCGACGGAGCCGGAGTTGATGTAGCCGGTAAGCAGGTCCCACCCGTTGCTGAAGTCGTCCTGCCCGATGAGGTACTGCTGGCTGAGCGTCGTCAGGTACCACCAACCCTCGACCGTGAAGCTGCCGGTCACGTTCGGGAACGTCGCCATCTGCACCTTGTCGCCGGCGTTCACCACCTGCGGACAGGGCGCCGTGTAGAGCTGCTTCTGCATCGGCACCGAGAAGAGCCCCTGCATGTCGCGCAGCGGGAGCGACAGGACCTCCGTCGTCCAGGTCGCGCCGCCGCTAGCGACGGTCCCCTGGAAGATCTGCGTGAACTGCGACCACGGCGCGCCCTTGGCCCCCAGGTAGACCGCGATCGAGCAGCCGCCCCAGGACAGGCCGGTCAGGTAGTCCGGCACGCCGTCCGGGATGAACACGCCGATCGTGCCGTACCCAGGGATCGAGTGCGCGGCGAGCTTACCGCTGGAGAAGAGGTTGACCTGGAAGTTGTAGGGGCTCTGGAGCCTCGCCGTGAAGTGCTGGTGGGCCGGCGTGTCGCCGGGGCCGGTGTGGTACTCGTTGCTGGCCAGCCAGACGCCCTGCGCGCCCCCGGGCGGCCAGGTGGCGACCGCGCCCGCCGCCGGGTCCCACGGCGTCGCCACGACCGCGTAGACGCGCTCAACCGACAGGTCCGACAGGATGCCGCCGAGCGGCGACGGGACGCTGAGGTCGTAGGCCGACGGGAGGTCCGAGATCCCGGAGATCGTCGGATCGTGGATCGCGAGGCCGGGGTACGCCACCTAGCTGGCCCTCCGCTCGAGCAGCCCCAGCAGACGCGCCATCTGCCCCTGGTCGGTCTGGTCAACCGCGATCAGCGCGTCGAGCTTGCGGCTCAGCTGCGCCGTGTCGGTCACGGCCTGCCTGCGGTGGTTGTCGACCGCGGTCACGACGGTGCCGATCTGGTCGAGCTTCCGCGAGATGTCCGCCGCGTCCTTGGCCGCGGAGGCCGCCTGCGCCTGGACCGCGCCGACGACGGGCGCGGCGTTCGCGGCCACGACCGGCGGGGGCGGCAGCGCGTAGGTGCTGGTATAGCCGAGGCTCTGAGCCTGCCCCGGCGAGTTGACGTAGCCGCCCCCACCGATGATCCCGGCGTTGTCCCGGCGGATCTCGTTGTAAATGTCCGTGTACGGGCTCTCGCTGCCGTAGAAGGCCCGCGCCTGCGTGAGCAGCGCCTGCTCGATGTTGGGCAGGTCGGTGATCGCCTGGACGTCGCCGCGCTGCGCCCGCGCGAGGTCCTGCTGGTAGGCCAGCATCGCCGCGTCCTCTTTCTGCTGCGCAGTGAGCGGCGAGAGCTGGGCGTTGAGGTCGAGCGACTGGTCAAACTTCTTGAGCGCGTCGACCGCCGATTGCAGCGCCGACGCCAGGCTGTTCGCGGCGGAAGCGGCAGAGGAGGTCGCCGCAGTGTGCGGCGCGTTGACCGCGGCCCAGTCTACCGGATGACCGGCGAAGTACGCCTCGATCCCGGCCACACGGTCAGCCAGCGCCTGCGAGATGACGCCGTTCGCGAGGAGGATGTCCGTCTCCTCCTGGAGCTGCGCAAGTTGGATCTCGAACGTGATCTGTTGCAGCTCCTGCTTGACCTTCTCGGCGTCGGCGGTGTCGCCGACCGCGTTGTAGATCCCCTCGATCATCGTCAAGATGTCCGAGGTCCCCTGCGTCCGGATCTGCGCCATCTCGCTGGCGAACTGGGCCGAGCTGACCGCGCCGTCCTTGAGCCCCTGGTTGAGCGCCTGGACCGCCAGGCTGAACTTGTCAGCGTTGGCGCGCGTCGCGTCGAGCGGCAGCGACAGGGCGCCGACGTATTGCATGACGAGGTTGGCTTCGGCCTGGAGCTGCGCGCGGCGGATGCGCCCGAGCTCCGCCTCGCCGTCGCCCATCTTCTTGGCCTCGGCGTAGGCGTCGTCGAACTGCTTGCTGCTCGCCGCCAGCGCGACGGCGAAGGCGGACATGCCGTGCGCCTGCTGGATGAGCGGCGTCACCAACCCGTCGATCGTCGCCTGCGTCTGTTTCCGCAGCAAGGCGATCTGGTCCGCCTCGGCCTGCTCTAGATCCTTGTAGGCTTGAGAGCTGGCCTTGAGACCCTTCTCCTGGCGCTTGGTGTCCTCCTCGATCTTGAGCATCCCCGCGTCCCACGGCGAGAGCCCGTACTGCGCCAGGGCGAGGGCTGCGGCTTGCAGAGTTTGGAGCGCCGAGGCGACCGTCGTCAGCGTGCTCGCGGTCCCACTCCCACCTGGCGCCCTGAGGTCGCCGGGCTTGATCGTCAGGCCGGCGAGTTGCTTAAGCAAATCCTGGTCACTCTGGATGGCCTGATTGATCGAATCGAGGAGCAGCTTGTTAGACTGATCGATCACGCCGGCAGACTTAGCCTGGATACCTGCGCTGTCAACCGTGGCCCGCGCGACGAGCCCCAGGCCGTTGATATAAGCGCCTTGCCCGGCGATGCCCAGCGCCTCGACTTGCAGCTGGATGATCTGCTGTTGGATCTGCGCCTCTTGTAAAGCCAAGGCATTGTTAAACGTCTCGCGGTCAAGTTCCTGCTGCTGCTTCGCCGTCAACTTCTTACCGATGATCGAATCGCGCTCCTGGGTGTCGAGCGCCACGAGCCCGGAGTTCACGTCGCCGAGCATGGTCTTGAGGTCCGCCAGCGACAACCCCATATTGACCAGGGCGGTATCCTCGGACATCGCCGTCGCAACATAGCTCTTCATGTCCGTGGTGATCTTGGAGATGGCACCGTGCGCCCCGTCGATCACCTGCTCCAGGACCTGAACGTTAGAAAGGATCACGTTCGGGTCAACGGTGCCAGTCAGATTCTTTACGTAGTCCTGGATAACCTGCGGCAGGTCACCGAGATTGGCAACGCTGAACGCCACCGCGATCGCGTGGTCGATCGCCTGCTGCATGGAGGTGAAAGTGCCAATGATCGTATGCCCGACGGTGGCCTGGAACATCAAGCCGTTCGCCGATACCTGGATCGCGATCGCCGGCAGGCTCTGGATGATCTGACCAGTGGCCTTTTCAAACCCCACGAAGAAAGCTTGCAACGCCTGAACAACCTGCTGGCTTTGCGCATCGAACGAACTGATGCCGCCACCGGCAGCGCCGAGCCCAACATTCACCTGTCCGGTCCCGGTGTAGGATACTGGTGACGCGCCACCGTAACCCATCGCCGGCCCGAAGGTCTTGTTTGGATCTGGTCCAGCCTGACTCGCCCACCCGGCAATGACGTTATAAAGCACCCAGCCAGCAAAGGCAGCAGCGGCAACGTAAACGAGCCCGGTAAGACCGCCGCCGAAGGCGCTTACCGCCGATCCGAGTAAGCCGCTGCCGCCGCTGCCGCCAGCACCACTTGCAGAAAGATTCGTTGCGGCCGCATCCAGTTGAAACGCCGACGCATCGAAATTCTGCGAGTTGGCTGTGAAATATTGACTGTTAGCCCCGAACGCCCCGCTCGCAAACTTGGCGAACTCTTGCTGCGCATCAGCCGCCCCGGTCAGATTGGTCCCGGCGTCCTTGAGGAACACCACGGAATCGCTCAACTGACCACCAGCGGTACCGAGAGCGCCGCCGGCTCCTAGCAGGCTGCTCCCGCTGAGCTGCGCAACAAACGCACCGAACTGCGTCACGGCAGACTGAAACTGCACGTTCGCACCGGCACCCGGGCCACCCCCGAACAGCGCCGTCTGCAACGTCGCGCCCTGCCCGAAGATCGCCTGCACCAGGTTCGTCTCGGCCGCGTGCGCCAACATGTTGGCGAGCGAATCGACCAGGCTCTTTTCCATCCCCTGGAGCGTCGTCGTCCAGTTTACCGCCATGCCTGCGGTCTGCTCCGCGAACCCCTGGAAAAATCCTTCCCAATCCTTGCTGATCCCGTCCGCGATCGCCTTCTCGTCAGTCGCGCGCTGCTGCAACACGGCGTCGAGCTGCTTGTACGCCTGGATCTGCTGGGACACGCCCGCGAGGTCCGCCGCGAGCAGCTGCGCCTTGAGCTGTCCTTCCTGAGTCGCGAGGTCGATCCCCTGCTTGCGGATCGCCTGGAGCAGCAGCTCCTGGTAGGCGACGTACCCCTCGGCGCTGAAAAGTGACTGGTAGCGCGACGCGAGCGCCCCGACCTGCGGGTTGATCTGCGAGTAGACGCCGAGCTGCGCCAGGAGCTGCGCGGTCGTGTCGATCGCCGACTGCACGCCGGAGTCGTAGATCGCGTTCAGCTCCTTGCGCGCCACCCCCTCGTCCTTGACGCCCTGGAGCACCTGCTCATGCTGGACCAGGTCCCTGACCCGCGCCTGGAAGGCCAGCGCCTCGAAGGCGTTGTCTTCGGTGTAGCCTTCCTTGCGCGCCTCGGCCTCGGCCTTCGTGAGCTGCGCCGCGGCGATCGAGGCAGTGTTGCTCCGCGTCACCTCGTCCATGAGCGCCGCCTGGGCCGCGCGCATGGCGACAACCTGCGCCTGCTCCTCCTTGATCGCGGCGACGTAGCCCAGCGCCATGGCGCTCGCGCGCCCCTCGGCCTCCGCGTGCGACAGCAGCGCCACCGCGGCGGCGCTCTCGATCGGGACGGTGGTAGCGAGGATCGCCGCCCGCTCCTTCGACACGGCCGCCGCGATCACGCTCGCCGTGGTGTTCTGGTTCTCCGCGTCGGTCACCTTGGCGAGCGTGGCGGCCGCAATCTTCTCGTCCTCCTCGCGCTGCTTGCTGACCAGGATGTTCAGCTGCTTGCGGGTCGTCTCGCTGTCAATCGCAACGCCGAGGTCGTGGATCTGTTTCAGCTCGGTCTCGTTCACGCCGACGCTCTTGAGCCGCGCCTCGTCACGGAGCTTCGCGACCTCGGCGTCGGCCGCGAGCGCCGCGGTGTGGAGCTTTACGGCCCCGGCCCCGGCAACGGCGTCGTCGGCCTCCTGCGTGGCCTTGGCGAGCTTGGCCTGCATCAACTCGACGGCCTTCTCCTCCTGGTCGTTGAACGCCTTCTGAGCCTTGGAAAGCGCCCCCAGGTGGTTCGCGTCGGCGGCGGTCTTGCTCGACTCGCCGAGCTTGGCGGTTTCCGTGGCAGCCCTATCTAGCGCATCGGCGTGCACCAGCGCCGAATCACCGGCATTCTTGAGTAACCCAGCCACCGAGCCGGTGGCACCAGTCACGAAAGTCTGAGCGGCGCTACTTGCTGCCACGAGGCCGCCGGCCCACGACAGCATCTCGGCGATGACATCGGGCGTGAAGCCGAGCAGCTTGGCGATGTTCGGGTGCTCGCTCGCGGCCGAAACGATCGCCGCCACCTGCATCGCGAACGCCTGGGTCATGGTCCGCATCGCGCCGGCGATGAAGTCACCGATCCCCGTGACCATGCTCGCCAGGCCGGTCAGGAAGTACCCGACCATCTGCTCAGCGCCGGCAGCGAGTTCAAGCATGTCCGCCTTGCCGCCGCTCGCCATGGCGTGCACGGCCGCCTTGACCGCGTCGAAGACGCCCATGCCGACCAGGATCTTGCCGCCCGTCTCCGTGAAGTCGCGGCCCAGCATCGCCCACTGACCAGAGAGCGTCTGAGCGTCGGCGGCGGCGGCGCCCTGGTACCGCGACAACCCCGCCAGAATCATCGCCTGCGCACCGGCGATGTCGCCCGACTGGGCCATCGTCTTGATCTGCTCCTGCTGCTGCGCATCGAAGTCGATCCCGGCCTTTCGCAGCCGGCCCAGCGCCTGCGCCGGGTTGTCGAGCGCAATCCCGATCTTGAGCGCCATCCCCTGCATGTCGCCGCCGGTGTTCGCCGCGACGTTCGCGATGGCTTGCAGCGCCGCCGGGAAATTCTCGCCCTTGATGTTCGTGAACGACAGCAACAAGTTCTCGGCGCCCTTGATCATCGGCTCCGTGAACCGCGAGCCGGCCTCGAGCTGCTGCGCCATGGTGTCCAGCTGCCCGGCCGTCCAGCCGGCCCCCTCGCCGGTCGCGCGCACCTTGACGTCAAGCTGCGTCGAGATCCGCTCGACCTCGGCCGCGTCGGCCACCCACCCCTTCATGGTGTCCGCCATCAGCGCGAACGCCGCGATCGCCGTCGTGACGACGCCGAGTTCGCCGAGGACATCCTTCATCGAGCCGATGCTCTCGCCGCTGGCGTCCGACTTCTCCTTGAGATCGGCCAGTTCCGTCGAGAGTTCGGAAACCTTTTCCTTAAGGTCGGCCACCTCCTGCGCGGACGCCCCGGCCGCGCCGCCCACGCCCCGCAGGCCGGCCTGCGCGTCGGCGGCGCCGGCGAAGACGATCTGGATCTGGATGCCAAATTTCGCCACTGGCTACCTGCTCATCGCCTTGCCGCACAGCTTGCACTTGCGGGTGCCGTCCGGCCGCCATGGCCGCCAGCACGCCTTCTCGCAGCCCGGGCACTTCTCCTGCCGCTCGCCGGCCATGGCGCACTGTTCGTCGTCGATCGCCGCGAACAGCTCGAGGTAGGCGTCCCGCTCGCCATCGTCCTCGACGCGCGACGCCGCGAGCCACGCCAGCTGCTCGGCGACCAGGGACCGCCGGCCCTCGGCGTCGCGGCCGAGCCGGGTGTGCGCGTTGAAGAGCGGGACGAGCTCCGGCGGGATCTCGGGGACGGGGACCGTGACGGCGTTCCAGGCCGGCCGGCGCTCCGGTGCGACGCTCTCGACCAGGGCGGCGATGACAACCTCGCGGGTGCGCCAGCGCCCGGCCGCACGGTCGACCGCGACCTCCGCCTCGACCTGCGCGTCGATCGCGGCCCTGTCATCCTCGTCCGCCTCGGACCAGACGGCTACGCGCCAGCGGACGAAGGCTCTAAACTTGACGCTGCCGCCGCGACGTAGGTGCTGCGGTACCGCTCCCCCTGGCCGGCCTCGTAGGCGATGAACTGCCGGAGGGCCTGCCCGAGCGGCTGGCCGTCGCCCTTCTGGCCACCGTCCTGCCACGCCTTGCGGGCCGCGACGGCGTCCTCGCCCTTCGGCGTCGGCGGCGGCCCGGCGCCGCTGTAGGGCATCCCGGCCGGCACCCACTCCTGGGCGGTCAGGAGCTCCGTCGCGGCCTCTCGCGAGAACGGCACCGCCTCTCCCGTCTCAGCGTCGGTCATCCCCGACCAGCCGAGCAGGAAGTCGTCGAGGATGGCGGCGACCACGTTCGCGGTCCCGTCCGCCATCAGCTCGGCCGCCGGGAATGCCATGCTCTCGATGGCCTTGGACATCATGTCCTTGTAGGCCGCGCCCTCGTCCGCGCCGGCCATGGCCATCGCGCCGGCCTTGGCGCCGGCCTCGAACTTCGCGACCTGCAGCGGGTTGGCGAGCAGGCGCTTGCGGACGTTGGCAGTGTGGGCCTCGCGACCGGCCCGGCCGATCTCGAAAATGATCCCGTACCCCCACGGGTCCGGCACAGGCCGCGAGTCCTTGACCGACGCGAAGCGGGACAGCAGGCTGACGCGCGCCATGGCCTAGACGGTCGCGCGGGTGACGGGCCCGCTGGTCGGGAAGGTGACGGAGTCCTCGAGCAGCGCGCCGACGGCACCCTTGATCGGGGACCAGGTGTTGACGAGCATCGAGCCGGAGTACTGCGGGTTGGTCGCGCTGTTCGCGGCGGCTGTCGACTTTATCGTCCAAGTCGTGACGGTGCCCAGGAGCGCCCAGAGCGCCGCGTCGAGCGTCGAGAAGTCGGAGTCCTTGAGGAACTTGAGCGTCAGGGTGCCCTTCTTGATCCCGCCCAGCAGCTCCTCCCACCCGGCGGATGTCATGTTGGTAGTGACCAGGCTCGGCACGTCGGCCTTGAAAGTGGCCTCGCCGATGTTCGCCTGGTAGGCCACGGTGTTGATCGTGACCTGCGTTGCGGTGATGACGAGCTTTGCCATGGCGGCCTCTCTCCTTGGTCAAGCGACGCCGAGCAGGACGGCGTAGGTGAAGCTTGGCATGTTGCCGGTGATGGTGTACTTGGTGCGCCAGCCGGTGTCCGTGATCGGGCCGGCCAGGCTCATGAACGCCCACCCGTAAGCGTTGAAGGTTGGGAAGGTGAAGCGGGTCGTGGGCGACGCCCAGGCGTCCCCCGTCGCGTCGCTCTGGACGAGCATCACGAGCGACGGCGAGGCGGTACCGGACTCCGCCGTCACGTGGATGCCGGCGTAGACGGTCTGGCCGGCCGTAACGGCCGGCAGCGTGACGCCGGTGCCGGTCCCCGTCACGGTCTGCGTAGACGGGTCGAGCACCTGGCCGCGGACCAGCTTGCCGCTGCCGGAGCCGTCGATCTGGAAGCCGGCGAGCTTCCCGACCTGGTTGGTCATCTGGTACGTCATCTCCATCGTCTGCCCGAAGTAGGCGAGGTCGCCCTGGGCCTGCGGGCGCGTCACCGACGCGGAGACGAGGACGAGTTGCCCGAGGTCGTTGAAGAACCCCTGGTCGGGCTCGCCGGGGCCGACGACGGCGTTGGCGTCCCAGAAGCCCTTGAGCATGAACTTCTTGAACGCGAGGATGCCGCCCTGCAACTCCTCCCATCCCTGGGAGGCGAAGTTGGTCGACACCTCGGACGCGACGGTCGCGTTGACCTCGATCGAGTTCGACTGGCCGGAAACGTCGACGCCGCCGTACTGCGCGGTCACGTTCGTGAGGACGAGCTTGCCCATGGGTTACCCCTTCCCGCCCTTCCTACCGGCCGTCAGCGGCGCCGGCGCTCCCTCCGGCTCCTCCGTCTCACCGGCAGGCGGCTCCTGGGCGCCAGGCACCCCCTGGGGCGCGTCCGGCGGGGCCTGTGGCTGCGCGGACGGCTCGCCGGCACTCGCGGCCACCCCCGGCGCCTCCTTCGCGCTGTCGGCCGTCCAGGTGGGCGCCGCGGCCCCTGGCTCGGCCTGCCAGTGGCCGAGCAGCTGCGCCTCGTGCTCGGGCAGCGGCGCGCCCCCTTGCATCCACTCCGCGAGCCCGTCCACGACCAGCTGCGCGCCGCGGCCGGCGTCCACGTAGGCCCACCCGACCGGCGGCGGCTCGCCGGGAGCCATGACCGCCACCTCCATGCCGGCCTCGTGGCCGCCCCACTCCTTCAGCATCTTGAGCGTCCGCATCGTCGTCACCACCTCACGGGGCCGTGAACCGGATGAAGGGGAACTCCATCGCCCGGCCGTACCAGGTACCCTCAACCGCGACGGCCCCGGGGACCGCCGAGCGGACGTTGAGCACCCCGGCGATCGGCTGCGCGACCGGCGCGCCGTACGGGCCGATGAAGAGGTCGCGCAGGGCGTCCCAGACCGCCCGCGACGCCGGGTCGGCCTCCTCGCCCGTCTCCGACTCGACCCAGATGCCGAAGCGCAACCTGCCGTCCACCTGCTCGTCGCCGTCGAAGGTGATCTGCTGCGCTGACTGGTAGTCCGTCTCGTAGGCGATGTACTTCGCCGGGTTCGCCGGGTCGCCGCTGCTGGGCGGCCGCTTGTACTGCATCCCCGGCCACTGGATCGGGCAGAGCGTCCAGCCGGCCAGGACGGCCGCGACCACGGCCTGCTCGCTGACGTAGGTGGTCGGGGATGGCATGGCCTACTCGCTGCCCCCGTACTGGTCGCAGATCCCCTGCACTAGCCCCTCCGCGTCCCCGAAGACCTCCTTGAGCGCCGGCCAGGCGATGCCGCGGGCCGCCTCGCCGGTCGAGCCGATCATCCGCTTGCCCGCGGCGGGGCCGGTCAAGACGCGCCGCCGGCCGCGGTCCTCGATGGTCGCGAGCAGGCCCGGCACATCGCTGCCGCCGGCGCCCTGGGCCGAGGCGTCGTTGACGATCTCGATCGACGGCGCGTCGCCCGCCGCCTGCGAGCCCGGCACCCGCTGCCAGGACTGCAACAGGTACCCCGGGTCGTCCGACTGGCCGCCGACCGGCGTGTGGGCGCGGACGGCCGGGTCCACCCGGTCCGCGAACGCCCCGACCACGGCCCCGCCGAGCCCCTTGATCGCGGCCCCGGCGTCGGCCGCGAAGCCGGCAGCGAAGTCCTCG